ACTTCAGAAACAGATGTTCCTTGTATATCAACAGCTGTTATAACTTCATCTTTAACTAAACCAGTTACACGATCAATTACAACAATATTAGGTGGTTGAATATAATTTTTTCCACCAGAACTAATTCCAATATTTGCAATTTTGGATAATCGATCTAATCTTAAAATCTGTGGTAATTGTACAGATGGTTGAATTGTTTTGTCTGATGAATAATCAAATCCTAAATTTTTAATTGTATAATTTCTTAACTTACCAGTTTCATCACTATTCAGACGAATAACAGCGCCAACACCGCTTGTAGATCCAATTGAAGTAACAACAGGAATATTTCGATAATTTCTACCTTTTGATACAATTCTAATATCATTAATGGAACCACTTGCAGTTAGAGAGGATGTACAATATGATAATTTTGTAGCTTCCTCTTTGGTATATCCATCTTTTTCTGGTTGAAATGGTAAGACAAATTTAAATGTTGTGCTTCCAATTCCTGTAACTGAATAACCACCATTATATACACTATTACTTATCTTTAAACTTGAGTAATTAATAACATCTGTATCAATAATTGGATTTCTTTTAAACGGAGCATTAATACCCAAATTAACAGGAGTTAATTTATAAAATAAATCATTGGGTGTATTTTCAGTTACTGAAAGATCAACTGTTGCAGTTGATGTTACGCCAACAGTTCCAACTCCAACAACTTGGAATCCACTATCTTCATTATTATTAAAATATGGATTTGTGAAATTAATATCTCTGAATAATTCAAAATCAAATATTTTTGTTTTCTTTCCTGATATTTCTTGTGTTAAAGAAGTGTGTGAAACACCAAATCCAACTTTATATCCACGAGTAATGAATAATGGTGGATTGATAAGAGCAATGGTATGTCCAGATCCTGTTGAAGTAAGTGAAATGCACTCTGGTATTAACTTCTTAGATTTGAAAACAGTTTCTGAGAGTTTAATTGTATCTTTATCAATTCTAACAATAAAATAAGTAAAGTTATTAAATAATGGACTTGCTGGATTAGATGATTTGTAAAGTATCTTATCACCAGTTTTATATCCATGATTCGGAATTGTAATTTGATCATCCGTTACATTAACAGCAGATGCACCAAAGTCTAGTGGATTTACAAATGTTCTTCGAGTTGTATCATCAAATTGAATATCAAAGGATGTTGTAATTCCTGGCGTTACAAATAACTGAATACGATCTTTTGCTTGTAATTTATGTGGTTCTTTAGTAACTACTGTTGCAACCACTTTTTCAGCAAAACCAGTAATTTCTGTTTTTGTTGGTGTAAGACTATGAACCACACCTGTTCCATGACTCTTAAAGAACAATTGATATGCAGTTGATCCAATACCAGTGATGGATCCTGTTGAACCAATTGCAACTGGATTTGTGGATAATCCAAGTAAGTTAATGCCATTATTAATTGCAAATACTGGAGAATTATTTGTTAGACTAAATGTTTGACCTATACCATTTGATACTTGTAATGCAGTGTCAGTATCACTTGAGTATAAAAGTTTTTCACCAGTTTTAAATCCATGATTTTGTAAGAATATATTTTGAGTTGGAACAAATCTCTCTGTAGTTGCACCACCAACCACTTTAAATGAATACCGAACAGTTGAACCAATACCAACTCCAGCTGATTCTCCTAGAGCAACACTTTCAATTGGGTTAAAGTAATATGGAATATTAATTCTTGTCTGTATATCAGTATTAATACCTAAATTAAATACAATCGTACGATTTAAATTAGTAATAAGAGCAGCGCTTGTATGTGCAGTTCCTAAAACACCATCAAATTGTCTCTTAACTCTAAGTTTATCATTTACATTATCGACATTTAGAACTAAAAATCTTTCTGTTGTAATACCTAAAACATCATTTGGTTTAATTGAAATTGGAGATAAATTACCAGTTACTGAAATATTTGTGACAATGCCAGTTGCACCAGTTGTTCCAATTCCTGTATTTAATTGTAGGAATGATGTGTTGAATCCAATTTGATGTCTTCCATCTAATCTTCTTAAAGAATCTGTAGAAAGTCCAGAAACATTGATAATATCACCAACAACCAAGTCATGAGGTTGAGATGAAAGTCCTGTCACCTGACCATTTGAATTATTATATGAAAATACTATATTTTCAATTTTAACAATAGTAGAAGCGATTGATACAATTTCTTGACCCTCTACCTTCGATACTTCGCCTGAAAAACCATTACCTCTGTCTAAACTTAAAACTCGAAGATCATCTTTAACCTGATATCCAGATCCAGCACTTAATATTTCAAATTGATTAATTCGACCAGCAGATGCATAATTAACTTCAACTTCTTGATCAACCACCTTTCGACTGTCATGAATTCCTTCATAATCTGCACCAGAACTATCAAGTTTATATGGATTTGTATTTCTTCTTAAATTTAAAGTATTTAAATTGAGATCTTGATTATTTGTTTCTATAAAATTCCAATCATCTGGTTTGGCAGCATAATTCTCACCAATTAAATATGGGAATACAGGAGAACGGAAGTTTTTGAATGTTCCACTTGTTTCATTCTCATTTGGATTAATTGTTGCAAAGTAAGCAAAAGTTCCGTTTGGATAATCTGGAGTAATACAATATCTTCCATTATTTTCATCTAAATCACCATCTCCAAGATATTCATAGTCTTCAGTAAAAAATCCTAGTGGGAATGTAGATATTGGAGGGCCATTCTCTCTTGATGTTTTAAGAGAATAACTAGATCTCATAACTCTTACACCACCACCATCTTTTCTGTCATATCCATATGGGCCATAGATTGGATTACCATCATATGCCCATCCGATGATTGGAGAGTGATTTAAAGAAGCTTGTTCTGCATTGTTTAATAGATTTAAGTCATTTGATGTATAGTCTACAGTTCCGTCACTATTTTTTTGTTTTAATATCTTTCTTAAACCTCTTGGTGCATAGAATGATGTAAATTTAATTCCTTCATCATTATCACCTCTTGATAAGAATCCATCATCATCATAGAATATATCTTCATACCTTTTAACGTTATTAACTGCCCAAGATTTAATTTTTGGTAAAAATACAGCACCAGTGCCAGGAATGATCTCTTCAACACCAACACTTGCAGTTGAATACCCAACACCACCGTTATCAACAGTCACTTTATCAACACTTCCACCACTAATTGATGATATTATTTTTGCACCAACACCATCGCCTAATATTTTTAGATCTGGAGTAGATGTATATTCACCACCTGATCTTGTTACAATCACAGATTGTATTCTTCCATTCGTTACAATCGCCTTATATTCAGAGGATGACCCAGAAGAAACTCGGACTTGAGGTGGAATACTGAAGTTAAATGTTGAATCGTTTCCATAACCAAGGCCAGGATTTTCTATGTTAATAGATGTGATCGAACCTCTGACAATTGGATTTATAGTTGCATGATAGTTTTCTGGCTCTTCTGTGTTAATTCCAATTGTTCCTTTAACTGAAACAGTGATTGGTGGATAGTTAAATACATGTTCTCCAGATCCAATCGATGTCATTCCAACAAATTGTTTTGTTAGATAGTTCAAATTTGATAGAGTAGTTCCAATACCAGCAGAGGCAAGTCGGAATCTATTATCACTAACTTTTAAAACGTAGTAATCTTGATCAGTATCTAAACCACCAATCTTAACACCATTATTTGAATAACGAATAATCTCTCCATTTTCAAATCCATGATTTGCATATTCAATAAAATCAGAATATGTATTAATTCCAGCACTAGGAATCAATCTTCTTTTATTTTCATAACCTTCGCCAGGATTTTCAATAATAACTTGACCTAAAACTAACTTCTTTGATAAACTTTGAAATCTTTGTGATCCATCAGCAAATCCAGTTAAGTTAAGTAGATTTGATTTTGTTAAAGCATCATTTTGATTGTTTGCAAGTTTAATTGTTGTATTATTAACTTTTGACACAAAGTAAATTGATTCATCAACAAGTCTTTGATCTGGTGTTTCTTGAATTTGGTCTGTCGTAATTCCAGCGCTTGCAATACCAATTGCACCAGTATTAAATGTTTTATAGATTACAGCCTCTCCATCTCGAAACTTATGAAATGTTCCAAATCCAATTGTATCATTTGCAATGTTAATCGCATCACTTGTAGATGAAGCATCAAAATCAACAAAATGATCAACCTGTTTTAATCTTGCTCTTGCGATTGCATTTCTACCATTACCACCACTAATTTCAATAACTGGTGGTGCAACATAATCAAAGCCTGGATCTATAATATCAAGTCTTTCAAATGAACCTTTTACATTTGCAGTAGCACTTACTCCAGCACCAGTTAAAGTTTCAACGCTTACTTTTGGAGGAGTGATGACATCATATTGTGATCCTCCTTCTAAAACATCAATCGTTTCAATACCACCAAATTGTATAACATCACCTGACTTATAGTTTGATATCTCTGTACCATTTACAAACATGCCAGTCGTGCCTGGCGCTGTCTCACGCTGCGCCCCATCAAATACAGGATTCAAAGGAAATCTCTTTAATAATTTCTGATGTTCAAGTTTTTTGTTTGCTAAATCAGGAACAGAGATTTTAAAAGTACCATCTCCTGTGGCGTCCACAAAATCACCATTTACTAGATCAGGTAGAGAGTTTGCAAGACGGATGTTGTTAGAATCAATACGACTTACATAATAATTCTTTCCATCAATTAACTGACCCAAGAAACCACTAACCACATTATATGTGACAACTTCTCCAGAATAGAATCCATGATCCGCTGCACCCTCTGTGACCTGTATCAACTGTATAACGTCGCCGCCAGTGGCGCCAGTCCATGTTACAGAACGATCTGGTGCAACTATAGGTTCATTACCTAAACTTGGTAAAGATGGTGAAGCAACATAAGAATCATTATTACTATGTTCGTAAACATTTTGAATATCAGTTGTGTATTTGTTAATATTAGTATGAAGAGAACTATTTCCTTTTTTTAATCTTCTTCTTATAAATGAAATATTGAAATCACCAATGCCAGGCAAATCACCTAATATAAATGTTGAACTGCTAATGATACTTAGAACACGACCAACTCCTATCAATCTAGATTGTTCATCTAAAACTTCAACTGTATCTTCTTCTAAAAATCCATGTGCAGATCGAGTTGAAATGTTAAAACTACTACTTGACTGTCTCGTGACAGTTTTTGGAGTAAATTTTACACTGGGATTATATAACCATGAAGAAAAATTAGAGTCCTCAGAACTTTTATTAATACCAAATGTACCAACTTTAACTTTATCACCTTTATTAAAATAAAAAGTTGTATCAGGAATTGGAAAATCTTTTAAGACACCAGTGATTAAAACTTCAATTTTATTTGTTGCACTTGCAAAAGAGTATCCATAAGCGACATTATTATATCTAACATCATCACCAATACTTAAAGAATCTCTAGATGTTTGCACTCCCACAAATTGATTTGCAGTTTTACTTGTGTAGGTCACAACACCAGCTGTGCTTGCTGTTGGTAATGATAAAGAACCACTTGTAGGAAATCCAACTGTTGTATCAACTGTTATCACAGTCGCACCAACTGATACTGGATCAACAATTCGAGTTCTGCCTGGAACTACAAAATTACCATCAATTGAATCTTTTGATACACTAATTTGATAATAATGTTCTCCACCATATAAAAAGTCTTTGACATCTGATATTGCACCAGAAGCACCTAAAATATTATCATCATTCTTATCTTTATCTTGAAAGAGTGTTGATCCTTTTAAATTACGAGGATCGCCTGTGATCGGTTTAACAACAAAATCTTGTGCAAAACCATAATCTGCATCAGATGGTTTGATTAAGAATTCAGATGGTTTGATAATGTTGACTTCTTGACCATAAAGTGCTCTGAATAAAATTTTATATGATTCTTCTGTTCCTTTTGTTCGGTAAAAATCTTTGATTTGACGAATAAATTTAACTTGATCAATATCGCTACTTAATTTACGATTTTCAAAACCACTTGCATATGTAGTTTTCAGTTTATTGAAAAATTCACGAATAAAAAGATTGGATAAATTATGAACCTTTGTACCGCCAGTATGAGAAACTCCCACACTTGTATTGAAAGATAATAGATCAGGTCTTGTAGGTTGATTCATATTATCAACACCACTAAAACCACGAACACATCCTGTAAATGATGTAGTTCCAATTCCAGTATATGTGATGATTTCATCATCAATTTTTATCAATCCATACTTATTTGGATATCCTTTTGTTGAATCTACAAAAATTGTAGATGAATATGACTGAGTATCTGTAGATAATCCTGTATATTCAGTCAGCGCAGCGCCAACATATGTTTGTAATTTAGTATAACGATCAATATTCTCAGCAATATTTACGGAAGCACCTTGATATTCTTGTGAAATATAATATTGCTTCATAAAATCCACAAAAAGTGGACTTTCTGACTGCACAAACTCAGGTAACTGATTTTCAATTACCTGATTGATTTCAACTCTTTGTATTGAGGTGTCTATCATTAATATCCGCCACCATAGCTAGATCCACCGCCACCAGATGAAGTAGAGGAGGAAGAACTTGTAGTTGTCGTTGATGCACTCGTTGGTGTGACTGTGCCACTACTTGATGTGGTTGTTCCAGTTGAAGAAGCAGTAGATGGAAGAATTGCTGCAGCTGTTGAAACTGGAGAGTTTGATTTTCTTGTAAAAGTTGGAGTATAATAACTATGAGTATGAACAAATCTTGATCCAGAAGTGTTTTCACCAGATGCGATTAAATCTTGAACCATATTGATTGTTGTATTTGTCATATCAAACTTAATGTATAAATCTCGAAGACCAACAATATCATTTGAATGTGGAATTGCTTGAATTTCAACCACACCATTTGCAACTACTGTTGAAAGTATATTCACAGTATCTATAAGAATTTCACCATGCATATAATCGACTGTTCCAGCATTTTTCTTTACAATATTAGGCGTTCCACCCTCTGTATATGTGAAAAAGAATATTCGACCTTTTTCACGATTAATTACTTCATCTGCAAGATAAACAGTTCCTGTGACACCCTCAATCGTAAATCCTGTTGAAACCACATTATATGCACTCTCTTGAGTATGGAACATATTACCAAAACAAACTTCATATTGAGCAAATTGACCTAAAACTGCTTTTAAATTGCGTCTAATACATACAAGAGTAATATTTGATGTAATTGATGAATCTATACTATCAATTAATGATACAGCCTTACTATATTTGAATCTACCACCAAATTTATTCACGTCAATTGAACGTGAATACTGAGTTAATGCATTTGAAACTCCAGTTTTAAGAGCTTCTGGATTATCATTCAAACTTGTATTGTAATATGGATTTGCTTTAAGTTCAACATACAAATATTTTAAATCAACAAACTCTGGAACAATACCAGCGACTGCATAATTTTTTAATTTTTGTATTAACTCTCTTTTTGTCTCATCTGATAGAAAATCACCATTTCGAGGTTTAACTGATATAAAAACTTTACCAAATCTGGGTGGACTCATTTCTTCACCACCAAAAGCAGTTACTGACTCCACATTTGGGTAAATATATCCTAAAACTGATTCATAATCTGATGAAGTAACTGCACGATACTGAGAAGAGTAAATTCTTGGTGCATAATACTTAATTGATGAGATTGATTCAATTTCATCACCATCTCTTGAACTTTCTACAGTCTCAATCAATGAAACATCATTTGCATCGATGGCAGCACCATCTTGATTTGTAATATTTCCTGTAAAACTGAATTCTGAAGCGCCATTTCCCTCTCGACCAGCATTTGTGATGTAACTTACAAGAATATAATTGTCATTCGCTAATTTTCTACCAATTACATTATCACCAAAGATTAATTCATACCTTTCATCTTCAATTTCTTGTAATAAGTAAGAATTTGATGTAGAAGTTATACCTACAATATTATCAATCTGTTTATATGACACTGAGGAAGTTGAAGATGCACTTGATCTAACTCTAACCTTAATTGTAGATGTATCAATGAAAGAATTATCAAGAATAAATCTCTGATTGAATAAAGATGAATTGACGGTGAAAGCTTGCGACACAAGAGTCCCTTCATATACTTCAATATTCTCAAATTTAGCATAACCATTGACAACAGGCACTGTTATGTTCTCTGGAATGGAAAATATGTAATTTGAGTTTGCACCAGCACCATTACAGACTAATCCACTATTTAAAGTTAGAGTTGATGTTTCTACAAGTTCACTTACAAAAAATGATATTCTCGCTCTTGCGGATCTACGAGATCTTGGAACATATCCGATGTTTCTGGCAAGTGCAACAACGTTTTCTCGAAGTGTAGATGAGTCGAGAAAACACTCATTCGTTGCCATATTAGTATTATATGCAGTGATGTAAGTATTATACGCCAAAGCATCAATAATTACTGAAAGGTTTGATCCTTCAAAATCATAGTCAGTAAAATTTGAATTCGCCCTCAGATAATCTCTGATAGACGCTTTTATTTCATCAAAATCTAAATTTACATATTGACCGAAAGCCATTATACTCTAGCTGGGAAAAGGAGAACGTCCACTTGTTGTGTTGGGGATGAAACTCCAACAATATCATACTGAATTGTCGCATTTAACTCATTAGTATCACCATAATTAGAAACACTTACTTGAATGTTATTAATTCTTGGTTCATAATTAAGTAAAACTGAGCTAATTTCATCAGAAATTCTAATTTGGTCTATTTGAGTACTTAATTCAAATAGAGCAGCGTTTATGGTTGATCCAAAACGAGACAAAAAGGGTTTTTCACCAAGAATTGTAAAGACAATGTTTCTTACAGATCTCTTGATTGCATCTTCATTCTTTATTGCCACTAAATCATTCGTCACAGGATGACGTTTGAACGACAAATTAATATCTTTGAATACCCTTGAAGCCACTATTTACACAATTAGTTTGCTGTTTTTATTTATACCGCTTTTTTTATCTTTTTACGACACGAATTCGA